GCGTCTGAAACGTGGGAAGAAGCAGAGAAGCTGGAAGAAGAACTGATTTAATTAAAAAATACCACGTTCTAGCAAGGCATGGTATTTTTTTTTGTTTTAACCTTGTAAAATATTTCAGTCACACATACTTTAGTTGAGATATCGCTACTGTTTAACCCATGTATTATTGGGACATGTTAGCCGAGGAGATACTCATGGCACAAAATTTTAAACCCACCTCATTGACAATTGATGGCGTTGTAATTGAACGTCTGCCTGTGACTGAGGCTGGTTGCATATTCTACAACCGTTTCAATAGTGTTGAAACAGAGATTCCGTTTAACACGGATTGGAAAAATGGCACGGGTTACTACGATGGGGCGTTGGACATCCCCATGGTACAAGGCAATGTGGTCAAAAGTTATGATCCGACTTCAGATCGGCTTTTAGTTATCATTGGGTGTGCAGGTGGTAACATTGTAGTACACGAGCGCTATAGCGGCGGTAACACAGCAGGAGTCTTTGTTAAGACATCAGAAAACCGGTTGCTTGATATGGTCGGAATTCCGTCAGGGGCAATTGGGCTACAGTCTATGATAAGACTATTGGGCGACTGGTCCATTGATAACAACATAGGTGTCAAGATGGGGGAATTGGCAAAAGAGTTTGAGCTAATGTGATGTCAGTTCTGATTTTATTATTGTCAATGGTAGTGTTGTTCATATATGCATGTGGTATATTGTTCTACACTTATATATCGATTGCTGCTTTTATAAGTATAGCAGTTGGATTGTTTAGTTATTTCTTACTAGGCAGTTTAAGTTATCGACTCATAGATAACTTAAGTAACCATACCGCATTGGCGACTGCTGTATGGTTAGGAAGTGTAATCATTTCGCTAATTATGGTTTATTTATCAGGTTATTTGTTTGTAACTTGGTTTGTGAAAATAGCAGAGCGAAAAAGACAGACATAAAAAATACCCCCGGCCCTAACAAGGCCGGGGGTATTTTTTTTTTTCATTACTGAGCTGGTTCTTCGTCAGCTTTGTCATCCGCAGATTGACCAGAATCGTCTAAAGGGTCTTGAGGAACTTCGGCTCCATCTTGACCAGACATATCATCATCTAACCCAAAATCATCACCGGTACTTTGCGTTTCTGTAGGTATACCACTACCGCTGTCTGAAGATTGAGCAGGTTCAGCACCTATAGTCTCAATATCTTTATTAGCAGCAGCTTTAACTACTTTCATGGAATCTATAAAACGAATAGATGTTTTAACCAAACCTTCTATATGAGTTTTGTTGATCTCAAACAGATCCATGTTTGGATTACCATCTTCGTTCTTAGTTACCAAGTCGCTTAGTTCTGACATGAAGTTGTTATCAGACATCCACTGACGTAGATAGTGAGCACGCACTATTTTCTTGATGGTGTCTATGTATCCGCTAATATCACCAGACACATCAGAAGTAATAATGTCAGTACTGATCCAACTTTCAATAGCTTTATCGATAGCTTCTTCATATTTAGTATACGCTTCTAGTTGAGTATCCACAGATGTTTCATCAGGTTTAGGTAATTCAACATCCAAATACTCCAGATATTTTTCAATAGCGAAATAAAGATTTGCGTCTTCTTTACCGTTTTCAGCTACTTCTGTTTCTTGAACGCTTAATGCCTTATCAAGCAAACCTTTGTTTTCTTTAAGGAAACCAACTGCTTCTTCTTTATAAACCTCATCGCAAGAAAGTAACTTTCTAACATACTCACCAAGCTGCCGGCAAAGTATATCCTGATATTGACTTACACGTTTGGACAACAGAATGTTATTAGAGACAACCGTAGTGGCAAACTCTGAGTTAAATCCGTTATCGATAGTTTCTGGACTAATACCAAAAGCCATGTAAGTTTGCTTGCGTAAAGTTTCTTCGAGGCTGTCATCTGGCATTTGATGCTGGATATTCTTAGTTTCAAATTCAAATTTAGTCTGAGGAATACCTGGGTGTCCGTCAAATGTAAATTCAAATCCTGCTCTGTTAATCCAGTCTACTAGATCAGTAGGTGTGTTAATGCCTAAGGGAAGATAGTTCTGACGCATCTTTAATACTTCATGCATACCCATCTCTATAGTTTTTTCTGGATCTGGATCGTTAGGATCTAGATTCATATTAACATGAGTTAGGTTAATAGCACTCTTAGTGAGAGCCATTACACGAGCAAAGAGTAGAATAGACCTAATACTAGTAATGATCTTTAAGTCATCCAACAAAGACTTACCTGTACCATTAGGATGGTGTTTAAAAGCAAAGTATGTCATAAACTCTTCAGGTATATAAACCATCGTAGTAAACTTACCAGCTAAAGACCTAGCTAACATGATCCGATAAACTTCTTCGTTTTCAGAAATCTCATAATCAGCTTCATAGACACCATTTTTTAAACGTGTTAATAAATTGTTTTCTACAATACTACCGTAGACTTTAACAATCTGTTCTACGTTATTAGCATCGGCAGAGCTGTTAGACATCAAATTCTGTTTAGCTTTTTGAATCAAACCAGAAGCATTACCACTTTGACTAGATTGTTGCCAAAGAGATTGCAGTGATTGATTACCTTGCATAGGACTATTAGCAGAAACAGGGTGTCCAGATCCGTCGATTAAAATAAAATAACCAATATGCCTAGTCTCATCTCCGGGAACATAAACAGGAATAACAGCCTCACTAGGAACCCTCATAGTCAAAGGACGTCCTATAGATTTTCTTCTTGCAGAACCTTTATCTGGTAATATTACTAAATTTTGACTACGGCCTGTTGGTTCTCCAAACAACATACTTGTCATAGCTGTATTGCCGATACGAGAATTCTCAGTAGCTATTTTGCGGATAGCTTTCTTTCTAACAGCATCTTTTAGTCTAGAATACTTAAGTATGTCTAGATTATCTGTAAAATTAATCTTGTCATCAAAGACTTCAATTTTCCCATTGACATTTTGAAATAAACAATTGTCAGTGGGTTTACCAGCTGCTCCTGTGAAGATAGATTCTAAACTAACTTTCCTTTGATCAGAATATGAACCTAGGATACCAAGACCTGTAGAGAGATTTTTAAAACCAGCTTCGCTAGCTAAAGAAAGACTTTCTGTAGAAACAGCTCTTTGATGAATAATATCGTCAAGTATACTTTCAGGTATAACACCTTTAATATAACTACCTGTTCCAAACAAAGCTTCTCTTAAAAGAATAGGTAATTCTTTCAAAATATCGTAGTGATTCTCTAGATGCTTACGGGTTATTTCATGTAAACCCATAGTCAACTCAGAAGGAAAAACACTATCTTTTAGCTTGTAAATAAGTTCTGTCTTGACCATATCCTTTGGCGACAGAATGGAACTAACTAAAATTTGGATACCTAATTCAATATCTGGAAAGAGTTGGATAATATTTTCATTATCCACTCTCTTAGATTTAATACGATCTGATATACCCATGAATTGACTTTGGTCAACGTTTGAGTTACCTTCTCGGTTAATCAGATTGGTATCTGTTCTGTCTCTAGATTTTGTCAGTTTACTGACTAAAGCAGCAAGCTGCGGATTACGCTGAACTAAATCAACGGCTGGGTAATTTTTACCCGAGTTAAGTGATTTAATCACTTCTTTCAGCTGTTCGCTCATTAAAGAAACTCCTGGAGAACAAATTGGATACAAACTTCTTTAAATTGTACCTAGAGGCCAATAAGAAGCTTGTGAAAACTCTATGCATCAAATCAGAGACTGCCGCTGAAATGGTGCAGGATTATCTTTTGAATACAAAAGGTATCAGCAAACCTGACGACAAATCTCAATGGAAATACTACATGAATATTTGTGGAACATATCATTCCACAGATGTTGTAATGAATGTCACATCATTAGATACGCTCGAATCCATAGTTTTTTCTAAAGACAATCTTACTATACATTCAGCTACTAAAGCTGCATATGCATACGGCACTCGTTACTACTATAGTCTTTTAAAAGATTATCCCGAACAAGAGATGTTAATCAACGGTATATTGTTACCGGCTGATATGACTACGGTTATTAATAGTCCTGATTGGTCTATTGTTAGTTATGATAAAACATTGGTTGAACAACAAGAGTCTACTTTAATACATAGGCTTCAAGATTATATTTGGAACTATCAAAAAAGATGGCATGTACAAGCATTTGGCTTAACTGATAATTTGTATAATGCAGCTCAGTTTGCTATACTTTGTCTAAACATGGTTTCTAAGCTATTGAATCTTAGAGCCGAGATGTGTAAAACATTTGAAGCACATAGCTTTCATATTAGAGAATACCTGACAAGTCATGGTAGGTTAGATAGGTTTATGCCTTACATGACTTTTAAACAAGTTATGTTCTTGTATAGAAACATCTCTTACATAGAAAGAAACTCTGGTAAAGTAGAACAGTTTAAATTACTGCTGGAGAAGATGCTTTCCGATAGAGGCATACCTTTAGCTGAACTATCTATAAGACAACTAGCTACATTTGACAACAACGTATATCTAGAAGTACGTATCAGAAAAAAACCTCTGAATATAGAAATAAATGTCCCTGAGAAAGACTATTATTCTTTAGATAAACTTTACGGTTATGAAACACCTACAGCACATTCTAATGCCAGTTACCTAGAAGATAAGTCATCTGTTATAGAACACAAGCTAAAGACTGCTGCGTCTAGCGTCATACAAACTAAAGATCTTCAATCGAGTATGTTGGACTATACAGATTCTGTACCAGATACCATGGAAGAAGTGTTGATCAGGACTTGGATACAGCTGTGTAAGATGGGTTACTACGATGTGTTCTGTAACTTTAAAGATCCTAAGACTTCACAGGTCTATACTTTAAAGATGTCAGATGCATTTATTTACTATACTTATATTCTTCAAAAAAGATCTAAGATCAATAGTGAATATGTACCTGACTTTATAAGTATAAAAGAAGTAAGGTCACCAAGACCATCTGTGACTACTATACTTCAATCTGTAGAAAGTAAAATTTTTACAGATATGCCTCAAATAGCTCAAGTGTTGCTTAACGACATGCCACAACTGATACCTGTCTACTCTACTACTTCGTTTCTAGATTTAGTAAATAGACTCTACGGTGCCGTTCAGCGTCAGTGGTTTGCTCTTAGTAATACAGGAGACATGTTTGATCGCGGTCAGATAGCCAGTATGATATTGTCTCTGTATCGTGATAAACGTCATGCTCTAGTACCTGCTACTATGTTGTATACAGATTGGTTGGATATCATTAATCTTCCTGAGTATGATTATACAGATGCTGAAGCTGATGTATTTCTCACCAGTATCTTTACAGCAGCCACAGGGTTTGTTATCGATGAGACTAAACAGATGGCTAATATTCAAAAAGCCATGGTGGGTGTTATGCGTCAGCTTAGCAGCTATAGCATCCAATACATCTCAGAGATTAACGATAAAGATGTCATACCTATTAACTGGGCAGGTATACGCATAGGTGAACGTCTGTGTGACGTAGAGGTGGAAGAAGGTGTTAAAGCTATTACCAATGTCTTAAACACAAACACAGATATATTAACTGACATAAACGTAGAAGTAGTGTTAGATAAGAATTATGATGTGTTTGATGTTGATATTCAGATAGCTAAGGAAATACCTTTAAAGGTAGATGCTCTGTTGACTGGAGACTATTTGACTGAGGTATCTATTACTTTCCCTGGACATGTTATGGATGTTGACTATCCAGGTTATGTACCTGGTCTTTATAGTCAAAAAGGTTATTTAGGACATGAGATCTTTATGTCTCTCACACCTGAAGAAAAAGCAGTTTTAAAATTTGTTGATTAAGTATCAAGGAACATCATGGAAAATATTGTACGTACAGTCTATAGTGCGCATTTGCAAACAGCGCAGTATATGAACCAACCTTTGACTATTAAGCCTAATAGTACTTTGAATGAAAAGTTTAATATCCATGCGGCTATTCCTTTAGTTGGTGGTGAAATGCCAACATTGAAATATATCTGTATTGGCAATGGCGGAGTTAGAGTTACTGTGGGTGCTGACGGAGTGCCTCGTACAGATGTCTTACAACATCGTCCTCGTGACGCTGCTTTGTATAAACATCTGCCTTTTGTACTGCGTCCTGTAGCTGGTGATTTGAGCGCTGGAGAACGTGCTAAATATCGTTTGCGTAGGCTGGAAACTCATAACGGTTCTGTCTATGCAGCGTATTATGCTCGTTTAATGGACTTCTCCACCACAGTACCTATTCTGGAACTTAGAACAGTAAATGCAGGTGTAGTTACCAGTACTGAGTTTTCCCCTAACGTAGGCGATCTTAACCCTATCCCACCAGCTCTTGGTACAGGTGGTGTTTTGATTACTACAGGTGATTACATAGCAGCTAATGCTAAAGTACCTTTCACTATGACAACTACAGACATTGAAGAATTTATGAATGTTTGTAACGTTATCTATGGCGATCCTAACTATGCCATTATTTCTGAAATTGGTTTGTGCAGCGGTGTGGATCGCACAGTTACTGGTGATTTCAACGGAGCTGCTATCGGGTATACTGAAAGCATAGCTACACAGATCTGTAACTTTGTAGGAACATTCCTGCCTATGAACGCTATTAACCGTAGCATGACAGTCATGTTGAATGTTGGAAGCGTTGAACCTTTACTGAGCTTAGCTTAAACATTATTATCTTACTGAGCCTATATAGGCTCAGTAAGATATTTAATCTGTTTTGTATTGTATAGATATATTTGATAATAATAAAGGATAAAATATGCCACTTGAAATACCAGACGGATTTAAATACTACAAGGTGTTGGCTATCGATCCTGGATTAAACAGAACAGGTCTATCTATCTTTGAGATGGATATGGTTACTAGAACTATAGTAGGGATTACTTCTTTTACTTTAGTAAACGAACGCTTAGAAGAACAGATAGAGTTTGAAGAAGAATACCACCCAGAAAGGGTATTTAAACTCTATAGATTAAAACATGCTTTTTTACAAGTGCTGTTAGAACACAGACCTATAGCTGTAGCTAGTGAGAGTCCGTTCTATTCTAGTTTCAGACCTAGCGCATACGCCTCTTTAGTAGAGGTTATCAGCCACCTTCACGATTGCGTAATACAGTACAACCATAATACGTTATTTAGGACTGTAGAGCCTATGGTGGTTAAGAAGGCTGTGGGTGCTGCTATGTCTAGTAATAAAGGTTCTGTTAAAGATGCTGTAATAGCTAATGCTTTACTTATGTCTGTTTTAAAAACAGATATCCATAGTCTAGACGAACACGCTATAGACTCTATAGCTGTCGGATATGCTTTCTTGAAAAACTTTGGAGAGGTGAAATTATGTTGATGGCTTTGTTTGCTGGTAAAAAATATGGTCTCTATTTGTTTGGCATGTTAGCCTTATTGCTAAGTGTCTTTATGTTTTTTAACATGGATCAAATTAGAGAGAAACTTGGATTTGAAACTGTGGCTAGTTTAAAGGTAGAAATAGAGAAACAAAATAAAGTCATAGAAGATATGAAAGCTGTAGTAGCTTCCAAAGATAGAGAAGTTAATCTGCTACAAACTAAGATTGCTATTTCTGAAAAATTAACAGCTGAATTAGTTATTGATAAAGCAACGCTTGAAAAGCAAGTGTCTAGCGCAAAGACAAAAAAAGATACTGCTATAGAAGGACTGATGAAAGATAAAGGCATTAAAGACATAGAGGGTTTACAAACAGAACCTGGTGTCACTGCTGAAACTGTAACAGAGTTTAAGAATGAAGTAAGCGGCATTAGTATTGACGCTTTGTGGGAAGTCTATTGTGAAGGAAATGAAAAATGTTTAAATCCAGAACCATCTGTAACAAAGTAATTGTTATTTGTTTACTTGCTATGCTAACAGCTTGTGGCAGTTTTCAAAAACAACCTGAAGTAGTTGTGAAAACAGAATATAAAACTGTGACTATACCTGCAGAATATCTTAATAACTGCGAGATAACTCAACCACCTAGTAAAACAAAATACTTAGCTTTAGGTGATAAAGGTAGAGAAGATCTTTTAGTGTCTTATGGAATAGAGCTTACTAAAGATTTAAAGAATTGTAATATCCAAATTGATAAAGCTAGAAAGTTCCAGATTGAAATGTTGAACAAATTGAAAGAAGAGTAAAATGAGTAAGCAAGATTTAGTAGATTATATCAATAATCAAACTCCTCAAAAGCTCCAAAGTTTTGAAATTCTTTCAAAAGAAAAAACACTTCAGCCATTTCTTATTCGGATAGATAAGAACCCACCTAAATATTTCTTTCCTGTGATGCCTGCTAAAGCTATGACGGGAGAAGACAGAACCATACCAAGGATAAGTACTGCTTCTACTATAGACGACTGCTTAAGAGGTTACAAGGTATTCTTCTCTGATATAGTCTACGGCAAACAAGAAGAAAGTGATGCTTTTAAAAATGGTTACGTCATTTCTAAACTTGTATTTGATCACTGTGTAGCGCCTAAGAAGAAACTTGTTCCTGATGTCAAAGACACTAATGAATACTGGATAGTAGGTTACGATAAAGACCATGTCAGTATCAAACAAGAAACTGTAGGTAAAATAGTTTTTGGTGAGATGATTACTAAAGGTTCTAGTGAACATAAAGACTACAACCCTATAGAGATAGTCTGGTATATTGAGGTATTAAATAAGGAAGGTCTTTACTTCACAGATAAAATTATGTTAGCTAAAGGCTATCATAAACTTGTAGTAGACTATACTAATGATATTCCAATTGTGGAACACTCCATCATGACTGAAGATAGTTATACCACTGTCAAAAAACTCTCAGCTGCTTTGCTTTCATTAGAAAGTAAACCTGCTTTTTCTAAATGGTAAAGGATTTTTATGAAATTATTTAAAGCTGTATTTGAAGAAGCTGATGTTAATCAATCTAAAAAGAATTCAGAGATTGAAGTAGCTGTTTTTGCTAAAATGACAGATCCCGAAGGTCTTAAACAAGCTAGCGAAATTATAGAGCAAGAACAAATTGAAAGTCAATTCTTTAACGGTACTCGTTGCCGTGTCAGAAAAGAAACTAAGAATAGTGAAACCACCTATACGTTTACTTACAAATTAAAACAAGAAGGTGATGAGTTATTACAATCTAATCAAGAATTTTCTGTACTTGTAGATAAAGACTTTTTTGAAGGCTTTAGGCATATGGGTAAGAAACGTCTTAAGAAAACCAGATACGTTTTTCCATCTAAGTCAGTAGAACTTACTATGGTTAAAGAAGATGGTGTTAAGACTGTAGTTACTTTACCTGAGTTAAAATACGAAGTGGATGTTTACACTAAGGAAGATGGCACTACTTCCGAATGGTGTAAAATTGACATAGAGCTAGATGCAGTACTTCCTATTATAGGTAAAGAAACAGAAGGTAAATCTACTCGTGTGATTATTAAAGTAGCACATCTTCCTTTTAAACCTGTTGGCGCTATGTTAAGCAGGACAACCAACGTAGAACATAAAGCTGTGATTGGTAAGATTTGGGATACAGAATGGAACTTAACGCCTTTTGACCAAAAAGTAAAAGAAGAAGTTACAACTGAACCTCCTACCGATGAACTAAGTGCTGTTTAAAATTGGTGAGCTAAAGTGGATAACGTTAATAAATTTAAAACTGCATTGAGACGAATAAAGGATCATGCAGCTGATGACCACGATGGTAATATAAAAGAAAATATATTGACTATTTTTGACTCGTTAACAAAACAAGAAAAAACTGCTATATTGCAAGATGTAGTAGATACCCATCTTTTTGGTGAATCAGAATTTGAAAATGATTCAACCAAAATAAAGACTCAACTTGAGTTAATGAAAGTTAAAGACGAGCTCAAAAAGAATAGACAAACCAGAACCTTCTTTCTAGCAGCTACTGGACTTGTCATATTAGGTTTTACTATCTACGTTGTAAAAGCTATATTTAGCATTAGCGATCCTGCTGATCCTACTACTTTTTTTGAAACAGCCGCACAGCTTATGGGTGTGATCTTTGGAAGTATTTGATAATTGAAACATATCTCTATACCAGGCTATGATGCCTGGTATAGAGTTTATGCTTATTTATTTAAACTGTAAGATTGTAACCAGATATCTCTAGCATTAAACCTCTTGAATTATAAAAACTTCTTTCTGGTACTTGATTGTTATTAACCAGATTTAAATTATTTGTGTTCTGTTGAGAAATAATAAAATTCTGATAATAACTATCGGCTACAGTAACAGACCATCTTTGACTTTCACCTTCGTAAGTCTTCCAATACTCAGCTAACTTCCCATGTCCTACAAATAATGGATAGGTAGGATCTTGATAAGCTGTAAACATACCTGGCATGTTAGAATGTTTGATAGCTACTTTTTTAGTAAGAAGATACTCTTTATCTACTATCACTAGGAAGCTTTGGCTCATAGTCAAATATTTAATAAGAGTAACATCACTAGTCATTTCAGGCAAGCTGAATAGATTTGGATTAGCAGGATCTGCATTTAAACCAAGTGCAGATAGATCTAAAGTTTTTTCAGATTCATAGATGCGTTCTACATGGGGTATCTTAGTCCAATCTATGGCAAAAGTAGAAGTACCTGTTTGCCAAAAGACTCCTGCTTCAGGCATCACAATGTAACCGCCTAGTACCAGAATACAAGTTTTCCTTGTCAGGTCTCTATTAACTGTAAAGAAAGTACGATTGTATAAATCTCCAGTTGGAGTTTGACCAGATATATCAGCAGGTAATATTTTAACCTTAGTTAATCTACCTACATCCAGAAAACTCATGATACCTAGTTTATTCATCCTAGATCTTTGTAGAGTTTTACCACCATCTACTACGTAAGCTTTAGTACCATCTGTATCAGTCATGTGAACATAACCGTTTACAGTTACTAAACAATGACTGTGGATAAGAGTTAGATCTGTTTCATATGCAGGACGAGTCAGAACTAAATCTGGTTTACCGTCCACTGGATAGTTATCAGGAAGATTAAGTCCTATCTTGCAAATGTCTACCTTATATCTAGCTCTTATAGCATCACTGTACTTCACAAACTTAATTTCAGTATTAGGAAGTTGAGGTACTGTTTCTAATGTTCTAGATCCTAGTGTTACTAAAAGATCATTTAGTGTTCCAGCATAACTGGAAAACTCTGCACGCAGACTATCTAGATCGATGTATATATTCTGAGGAAGAGCTGGAAGACTCAGTTCTACGTATACCTTAGAAAATGTATCGTAAATAGAAAATACAACATGGTTAGCTATATTTTGCTCGATCCATTGTGATCCGGCTGTACGTGCTAAGCATACTGATTTGATATAGCTATACATAATTTGTTTCTCCAAATCGAATGATTAACCTCAGAAAGAATCTTTATGCCGTCATCATATCCGTTGGATACAACTGGCTTGCAAGTCAGTAACAGAGTCACTAACGAACTGCACACTTTCACCGAAGTCAATAATTCTCGTTACAGGATTATTATCCCTAATTTTGCACCATTTTATCTGGACAATCTGAGCTTGACTCATGAAAGTTCAGCTGGTGTGCTTACTCCGTTAGTAGAAAACCAGCATTTTATGTTGACTCTACCGTATATTGGAGCTACTAGATCTATAGGTAAAATGTTATACGGCGGTATTAGTTTTAACACTAATTTCGTAAATGGAACTATCCATGTAACATACCAGACTATAGGTGGCGATTGGACAGCTAGTAGCGCTTATGTTCTAGAGCGTTTGGCTACTATGGTCTACAACCCTAGAACTACAGTATGGGATATCGTTACAGATAAACCATCTGCTTTTCCACCTATCAACCATGATCAAAATTTAGACTACATTTACGGCCACCAAGAATTGATCACAGCTGTTAATGCTATTTCTGCTCAGATCACTAATCGCCCTGTAGCTACAAAAGCTACTATCGGTTTAGGCAATGTGGTCAATCTTCCTCTAGCCACAGATGCTGAAGTAATAGCAAACGCCACAGTAGAAAAATATGTGACAATGCGTCAGATAGCTTTGATTAACCTGAATCAAGCTCTACAGGCTCAGGTTACAGATTTACAAAGTTCTAAAGCTAATGTCACTGATCTTAATGCTCTTGCAGCAATAGTGAGTGGTATAGATGCAGCTAAAGCTACTATAACAAGTTTAAACGCTGTTATATCTAGAGTGCTGGCTTTAGAAAATGCCGGTACCACAACAGCTTCATTAGCTGCTATAGATACTCAGATAGTTAGCATTATATCTTCTTTAAATAACAAAACTGATGTAGGTCATTTGCATACCGTATCTAATGTAACTGGTTTACAAACTGCGTTAGATGGTAAAAGTAATAACGGTCACGGACATTCTCTTATAGATATTACTGGATTACAAACAGCTCTTGATACTAAAGCTAACTCAGGTCATCTACATACAGAATATGCTGCTGTTGCACACACACATACCACAGCTAATATCAATGGACTAGACACCACATTAGCAAACTTAGCTGCCCAAATAGCAGCAGGTGGTGGGTCTGGTAGCGGTACTACTTCTGTCATAGGCACTATGGTAGTTTTAACCAGTTCGCAAACCTGGACTGTGCCTGCTGATGTATCAGCTATTAAAGTTACTGTAATAGGCGGCGGTCAAGGTGGTGGTAACACACCTGGTGGAACTGGCGGCACAAGCGGAAGCTCAGGTGTTTCATATTTTAATGGACTTATCGCCGGGCAGCAATTTACAGTAATTGTTGGAGCCGGAGGAGCCGCTGATAATGGCATAGGTGGAAACACAAGCATAACCAGTGGATCGAGTTATTCAGCTGTTGCTAATGGTGGTGGTGCCAACAGTACTCAGGCACAATTAAATTTAGGTTACGGACTTGGAACCACAAGTGTTTATTGGACATACACAGATCCTGACAATAGCAACTATACAAGTACAGGCTATACTCGTGGAGTAGGTGGCGAAAGCACAGCAGGTGGAAATTTATTTGGTGGTGGTGGAAATACCTACCATGGTACTAACGGAGGTTTTACTACAGCAGCACAGCCTGGAAATGGAGGTGTTGTCATTATTGAGTACATGCTTGCCAATGGCTCTAGCTCTGGTGGTTCTGGTACTGTCACATCTGTAAGTGTATCCGGTACAGCTGGAAGAATTACCTCTTCAGGTGGACCTGTTACATCAGCCGGTACTGTAACTTTAGATCTAGCTACTACAGGTGTTGCTGCTGGAAGCTATACTAATGTCAATATGACAGTGGATGCATATGGTCGCGTCACAGCTGTCTCCAATGGTTCAGCAGGCAGTGGTGGATCTGGAAGCATGAGCAATTTAATTGTTATACCATCTTCACAGATATGGACTATACCACCAGGTATATCAACTATTAAGGTTACTTTGGTAGGCGGTTCAGGATTACAAGCTGGTGGAACTGGCGGTGCTATTATAAAATATTATAGGAATCTTACTCCTGGTAACACATTGTCTGTTACAGTAGGAGGTCCTGGTGGAAACTCAACAGTTAGTTCAGGTACTGAAAATGTTTTAACTGCTGGTGCTGGTGCTGGGGGTACAGGACAGTGGTCTGTACAATTTAATAACATTAGTAATATGTGGTATGCAACAAATATATCTGCTAATAACGGAAGTGGCTTTGGATCTTTTGATATTGAAAATGCTTATAATTACGGTTATTCTTATAAAGGTGGTTATAGCGTAGATAATAGCGAAGGTTCAGGAGGCGGAATGACTTTCATAAATGGTGGATCGGGTGTTGCAATTATCGAATATTAATAAAATTTTTACTTTAAGGAAAAAACATGGCTGTTAAAAAATTTGCTATCGTAAAAGATGGTGTTGTTTCTAATATTGCTATCGCTGAAGATGTTTGGCCTTTTGAAAACGATGAGGCTATCGAACTTACAGATGAACAGCAAGTTAATATTGGTTGGTCAGTTGTAGATGGTGTTATTGTTGTGCCTGTGGTGGAAACACCAGCTGTACCAACAGAGCCACCAGCAGAACCTACTGCTTAAACGCATAAGACTCTATACTGACCCTAGGGTCAGTATAGAGATCTATGTTTCTTTTTTTAACAATCGCAATCTATAGCTTTAATATGCGGATTAGCTGTAGAAGTACCGTGTGTGATTTCATTTCCACTATTCTCCACTACAGCAGCATTATTCATTACCTTAGCAGCATTCAAAGTAATGTCACCACTAGCTGTTTCATTAATAACATCACCTTGTTCTTCAATTGTAGGAGCTGTGGTTAACACTCTGCTACTAGCTTCAAGATGTATAAAAGGAGCTTTAAAATGTATCTTTTCCAAAGCGTTTACTGTGATAGTATTTTCAGCGCTATCTAAAATGTAATAGTTGCCTATATCATCCTTGACTTCTACATAGCCTTTACTAGTATCTATTTTAACATCATATTCAAAAGGTTCTCCATCTGACTTAGTAGTCTTTAACCAAATGTGTTTATCTTTAGTACTGACTTCAACCCAATAACTAGATAGCTTATCAAAAGCTTTTTTAGCAATACCTGTAGCTAAGTTACTAAATCCATACAGAACTCTTTCTAATCTTCTTAGCTTAGGTTCTCTGTAGATAGTAGTCCAGTAATACTTATCAGTGTCTGCATAGGTAAATATCATCACAGTTTCATTAACGACTACATCCGGAGACGACAATCTGTTACTGTGACCAAAAGGTATCCAATTTGCATCTACTACAACAGAGCTTTCAGCAGTAGCTTTTTTCAAAGTACCGGCCATGTCTTTATAGTCAGCTTTAAACTCTTCTTTAAAGTCAATCAGCTTACCGTCTACGTAAGAGAATTCTTCAATAGGCACTACTTTAATAATATCTGTAGCATCTGGTTTAGTTTCTACTACGATACCTAACGAATAGAATTTTAATTTTGATTCTGTAATCATGTTTAGTCCTCAAATTAATGTCACAGAATAGAGTTTGATCATTCTTTAAGGTTCGGATAAATCAAATGTCTAACCCTAAGAGGTGTCATTATGCAGATAGAAGAAATCCTTATTAAAGGTTACAAACGTTTTTCTTTGAACTCAATAGAACTATTTAAATACAACCCAAAGAAAAAGATACAGTTAATTCTAGGCAGTAACGGATCCGGTAAGAGTTCTTTAATTAAAGAGCTAAGTCCACTACCAGCAGAGCCTAATGAGTATAGCAAAGACGGTTGTAAACATGTTACTTATAACCACAACAACAGTATCTATATTCTCAAAAGCGACTTTGCTGCTACAGGTAACAAGTTTTCATTTGTCAAAGATGGCGAAGAGTTAAATCCAGGACATACCGTAACTGTTTATAAAGAACTAGTTAAAAAAGAATTTAACATCACACCAGATGTTCACGGTCTTATGACAGGCCGTGTTAAGTTTAGTAGGATGTCTGTTTCTGAACGTAGAAAATGGTTTACACAGATAGCCGATAGCGATTATACATTTGCTATAAGTTTCTATATGAAGCTTAAAGAACAGTATAGGGATATCCAAGGAGCTATCAAATTACAACAGGCTAGATTAGTACAAGAATCTTCTAAACTACCTACTCCTGAAGAACAGCAAAACTATAAACAAGACATTAATCATCTCAACACTTTTCTAGATCATCTGTTGTCTCAGTCAGATCAATCTGTAGTAACAGCAGCTACTCTAGAAGCTTTTGAGCAAATACAAACAGCTTTAAAAAGAACAGCTTTAGAGTTAATAGAAGAGAAAGCAAAGTTTCCAAATGCAGATAACTTTACAGATGAAGAAGCTTTAAAAGAAGCTGTCATTTCTGTAAAGACACGTATACGCGCTAATGAATCTTTGTTACATGCTGTCTATCAGGATATGGATGAACAAAGTAAATCTATATCAGCTTTAGAAGAATATAATCTATCATCATTTCAAGATGTGGATAAAAGCATAGATGATACTCAACTTGAAATAACGACCATAGAGCGACAACTTAAGTTTCCTATACTAAGTAACCCAGATGCTGGTTTGGCTGCTCTAACGTCTGTTAAACCTCAGTTAGATGACTATCTTACTGAAATGATTAAACATGCAGGTAAAGGTTACGACAAAACAACTTACACTACATGTTTAGATACTCAAAATTCATTAACTAACAAGTTACAGAACAGTAAGTTTGCTAATGATAAACTTTTACTTCAGTTAAAAGAGTATGACCATGCTAAGAAACATAACAAAATAGATTGTCCTAACTGTAAGCATACTTGGTTCTTAGGGTTTAGTCAAAACCTGTATGATGAATGTTTAAAATCTAAAGAACTTTTAGATCGAGATATACCTTCTACAGAAATGCAACTTAAGATTTTAGAAGCTGAACGAACTGATCAGTATGAATATCTTACTACGGTGAGCAACTTCTTGAAGCTTATGGGTCAAGTACAAATACTAGAACCTTTCTGGAAATATTTGATTAACACAGGTTTACTAAAAACAGAACCTGTAACTATTAGAAAAATGGTGCAAGAATATGTACAGGAGTTAAACGCTCAACAGACTATTGCACTACTACATCTAAAGCTTATAGAGTTTATCAAGATCAAGAAAATAACTGCTGAAAATCAATCTAACGATTTAGCTGCTTTAAAGATTAAATTTAATAAACTTGAAGTAACAGCTCAAGATTATCAAATGAAAATTAGAAAAGATGTAGTTAGAGAAGAGTCTTTGTTATCTATGGAAAGAGCTATTAAAAATATCCATAACAAACATCAACAGTTAGAAAGACTTATAGCTGATCAAGCTGGGGTTAAATCTGATATAGAAAAGACTATGAAACAAGAGTTTATAGGTTCTTGTATCAGGTTAACTAAATCTGAAATAGCTCAGAAGTCTCAAATTGTTTCTAGAATAGATATTCACCAAGCTTTAGTAACTTCTATAGAAAAACAAATAGCTGAGTATCACGAACAAGCTGTTGTTTACAAGATCATGCTAAAAGAACTAAGTCCTTCTGAAGGTCTGATAGCTAAAGGTCTTATTAACTTCATCAACCACTTTGTGATACAGATGAACAGCTACATCAAGAAGATATGGCTTTATCCGTTAGAGATCCAACCGATCTTTCAAATGGATGATGAACTTGAATTGGATTACAAATTCCAACTAAAGGTCAACGACAAAGCAGACATATCAGATGTTAGTTTGGGATCTTCGGCTATGAAGGAAGTTATAGATCTTGCTTTTATGAAAGTATCTATGAAATATCTGAAGCTAGATAAAGCTCCTTTATTTCTAGATGAGTTTTCTGTAAACATGGATTCAGCCCATAGAAAGTCTGCTTTCAATACGGTAACAGATTTGATGACTAACTCTAATCATAGTCAGGTGTTCTTAATATCTCACTATGAGGATAGCTATGGTAGTATAGCTAATGCTGATGTTACGGTGTTGTGTTCTAACAATGTGGTGATACCGAAGGGCTGTGGGTATAATAATTGCGTAGAGTTTAAGTGAAGATCTTGTAAAAAGATTTGATCACATATACTTCATTTGAGATATTGCTAGTATGTTTAATCCATGTATTATTGGAACTTACTAGCTAAGGAGATATTTAAATGAACACATCTATTACAACCTTTTCTGAACCAATGGTCTCTACGGCCCAGTTCGGGAACGCAAGCGACAGCCACGGTCACAGCACCAACACACCGGTGCTAGTGTTGGCTTCAAAATTGCAGATCGGCGGCCACGCCTTTCTGGTCCTGGACCCAGCAACTGGTGTCGTCGGGCGCGCTCTTAAGGTAAAAAGTCCATTATTCCAGATAGAGGGTGTGCAGGGAGAATTTTACTGCACGGCTGCTCGTCGAGTAGCTGGGCTGTGGAGCAGCGAGCACTGTTTGGAATCGCTTGGGTTTGGTGAGGTAGACTCCTCAATTGTAGATAAATTGATCCACTAAGCAACATCCGGTAAAAATAACACCAGCCCTAACAAGGCCGGTGTTATTTTTTTTTTCGTTTAGATACTTAAACTTCTTTTGATATATGCTTCTAGCTCAGCTATCTTAGCAAGAGCTTGAGTATGGCTATTTAATAAATCTGTGTATCTAGCTCTATCTGTAGATCTGCCTTGTGACACAGCTGCTCTAACCGCAGTAGTAGCATCATGTTTAACAGCAGATACTAAAACAGTACGACTACTCTCTACAAATTTAATAATAGGTGATACGCCTAGTGAGTCTACACACAAGTTGCGTAATTCAGTTTCTAAAAAACTCATATCCCTATCTACAGGAAATGAAGGTAAAGAAGCAGTCAATACGTAAGATCTGTAAGCTACACCGTTTACTAAAGGGTAAGTAGATATGTATCTGGCAGGTACATACAGCCAATGACCTACATCTGACTGTAGTGACACTATGTGCATGTTAGCTACTACATCTGCTTCATACTCAGAATCCGCAATACCGTACTTAGTATAAATATCGGCATGCGGATCTTCGTTGCTAGACAGGTAGTCGTTAATAGACCTGATGCCTTGGCAAGTATAACGCTGACCTTCAGTAATCAAAGAATCAAAAGGTGCTAACAGTTTAAATGAACCAGCAGCACCTATAGTTGGAAGTACATTATCTGTCATACTGTAAATTCACTGTTAGATGCAGTTAGCATCATGTAGTTGATATTATCATACACCGCAGAGATATAAGTCTTACCATCTCTGGTGACACGTCTAAAGTCATTAGGTAGAGATGTGTTTGACGAAGCAGATTCTGCTGATATCAACAACCTTCCTAATAGTAAAGAGAATCCAGATGTCTTAACAGCCATACGAGAGAAGTCTAAAGACGATGTGGGAACAGCTATATAGTCAGGAAACAATTCAGTTAGTTCTCTACGACCCATGGTGTTATTGACAGCTGGTAATACTGCTAAACTAATGCCTTTAAAATCATAAGGCATGATGCTCAGATTATCATTTACATAGTTAGTAGGGTAAACTGTATTAGGATACATACTTGTTACAAAAGTAGTGATATCTTTACATTTTACAATACTGCTATACAAAGCTGAAAGGTCTGTCAAATTAGGAATAGATTTCTTGTGCCAGAGAGGAACTAATACAAACTCTGTGCGAAGAAACAATTCTGGTAAAACAGATTCCCATTCAGTAAGAGTCTTAGTAGAATGAGCTAACACGTAAGCCGTAATAGCTTCTTTGATAGCATCTATATAGTCACCAGCTTTACCATAGATAACTACAGCCCAATTAGTCATCAGTCTTTGAGAAGGATTCAGATTGTTCCTGTACTCAAAAGGCAATACTCTAATGAATGTTTCAGGTTGATTGTTTTTAATCAGATCTATTTTCTGATACATTTGAGTAACTGTGTTTGCATTGATAGCAGTAGAGACTCCAGTAAAGAACCCAAACAAACTATCTAAAACATCTACTGCCGGAATCACATCAATTTGATACTCGTCGTATTGCTCTCTAAAAGCAGCATCTGACAACCAGATCTTAACGTCATTCCCACCATTGGCCAAATCGACCCAGCTAATCCACTGTGGAATAGCTACAAAACCATTAGAAACAAATGGGCCAAAATTGAAACTAGAGATAGCTGCGCTGTAAAGCGAGATTATATAGTTTCTGAAATCGTTTGAATCGTAAGGTTGAACGTGGTTATTTGAATACTGTAAACAAGAGCCGACAATATTAAATACTTGTAGCACTTCGGCCAAAATTAGAGTATGGTTAGCATTCGTAGTTGTGTTAACTGATTTGAATGTAGTCAGTTTTAAATTGCTAAAATTTAAATCAGTATACTCACCTTTTTCACGACTGTATGTTTCAGACCATGTACTTAACTCACCCAGCGGCGCTATTTGGCCTGGGGTATTGTTAACATACGAATTAATGCTGACGAAACCTTTGATTAAATTCATGTTAAACCTGTACCATTAAAAAGGAAAAGAAAATGCCACTTGCTATTTTTAAAGCATTCCTAGGATTTTTAAAATGGTCCTTCGGAGTGTCCTCAGATCACTTCAATCCAAATAGCAATAAGTTTAATTACAAACTTGTCATTGGATTAACCGTAACCGCTTTAGTTTTGACTATGGGTGGTATGGCTGTTGTAAGAACAGCTTTTTTAGCTAAACGTATTATTAAAGCTGAGCACGAACTACAACAAGCTAAACAAAGTTTGGAAAGATGTGCTATTACAGAAGAAGCTTTTAAACTTGTCTGCACTGATAGATATAAACTCTTAGATGGAAGAATGAAAAAGTAAGAAGTTGATTTATCAACTGACTTATTACTAAAAGAGATCCACATGGAAACACAAATCAATGCCGTAGTTTATATTGACGGTTCTGCCAGACCTAATCCAGGTAAGATAGGCTTTGGCACTCATGGATATCTTTATACAACCGAAGGTAAGAACGCACCTAAACTAGATGGTGGTTATTTCCTTACCAACAAAGGTTATAAAAAAGTATTGAAAGATGATGTGGTTGAAGTTAGCCCTACCATGTACTTGGACTTTATCGGCACATCACCTATTGAAGGCACTAATAATCGTGCTGAAGTAACTGCCTTCTTTTCTACACTAAAAGAGCTTCAGCAATACAAGCCTAAACAGATTCACTTTCTAACAGATAGCGAGTATGTCAAAAAAGGTTTGTTAGAATGGTGTAAAGGTTGGGAGCGCAACGGTTGGATCAAACAAGATGGTCTTCCTGTTGTAAACGCTGATCTTTGGATGGATGTCTATACTTACTATAAACAGCTGTTAGAAACTGGCCAGCTAATTACGATTGAGTGGGTCAGAGGTCATAATAATGATATCGGCAATACTAAAGCTGATGCATTAGCTGTGATCGGTATGAATTATTCTACTGACAATATTTGTAAAGATCAGTTTGCATATACTGATCCTAAAGGTTATTGGAAGTCTGGATCTGAACGTCACCCGTTTCTTAACTTTAAACGAGTGTATTTCAACACCACACAATCTTACAATATAGCCGGTAGCTATTTTCAAGCAGAACCAGGCGGCGGTAAAGCAGCTGATTTCATTATTGGTAAGCGTATTCCTGAAACAGGCTTTGCAGTAGTACGTCTCTATGAACCTGAAAAAATCATTGAAGATGTTAAAGCTAAGCAGATAAGCCATGCTAACGGACACAACAGCATCGTTATGTTAAAGTTAGATAGAATCTATAGTAAGGAAATGTATCCTTATCTAGAGAAACATGGTAAGTACTGTCTACTTGGTGATAAGAAGTCTAGAGGTTTAAACTTTTTAGATAATCAATCTGTCACCATAGAGCTAAATCCCACCAATCTTTCGATGAGAGCTGTAGAAACGTTTAACTTCTTAGAAGACATGCTTGTAAGCTTTAAAACTTATCAAGAAAAAGGTTTTGATATTCCTGAAAATCACAATGGTTTTCAAGCACATAACGTAACCAGTACATTTTATGATATAGAATCTAAACTTGTTAAAAAGGAGATAGTTGAAAAATACATTCTTAAATCTGATTTTACATCTGCACTGAAGAACATCAGCGTGACAGCTACTGTGAACTATAAAAACAAAGTAGACACAGTAGAATTACCAGTTTTGTTTGGTCTAGATATTCCTCCAAGGAATAATTTAAAGAAATTGGAAGAGCATGAGCCTAAAATTTATTTAATAACTTGGAGAGATTCGGAAAGGACTCTTCGTTATGCATTCATTATAGAATGTAAAACAGGTATCGGTATTTGGTCTAACTATTTTGCCGATAGAATTTTCCTCAACTAACTCGTTCATTAACCATGTCAACCTTTACCCTAAAGGAACGATTTACAGATAAACTTCAAACAGCCGCTGGATTACTTCTACCTGGTATGTTTAAAAGACTGATGTATATATCTAGTCTATTAGCTGTGATCGATATCCAACATGCAAGCGACCAAGTAATGGCTCGTAAATTAAATGATATCTTTGAACTGAATAAAAGTCCATCTATCGTTACAGACACTATGTATGTTAAAGACGTTATATGGAAAGAATTTATTCATGAAAAGACTTTTGTTTATAATGGAAAGAAGTTTGATTTAAACTTGTTGAAAGATGGGAAATATAACGCCATCGATATTGATAACGTAGCATCACACCTCATCGAAACTACTCCTAAATGGATTAGGTATGCTAATGAAGATGTAATGCGCTATGATATCAAAAAGCTTTTTAGGAGTTTACCCGAGCTTAGTATGGCCTGATAGGGATGTACAATACAAATAAGATACCATACAGCCCGACGGCTGTATGGTATCTTAAATGTTTCTATTTTGTTACTTTATCTAAAGTATCTACTATAGCTCTATTAGACTCTATAGCTTGTCGGACTTTGTAGGCGTAAACAGAACAGGCTTCTACTAAACGAGCCACAGACATAGCGCTTTCAGCTAATTGCTTAGCTGAGCTACCAGACACTTGAGTAATTTCTTTGTTACTTGTGATCTTATCTAGGTAGATAAGTGTTTCTGTAATTCCAGACTTTACTTTTTCAAGGTTTTTAATGTGGTTATCTTTGGTAAGAGTGACTGCCTCTTCAGCTACTAGTTCCAGATCGGCAAAGCGTGAAACCACTTTGCGCAGCGGTAAACGAGATAGATCACTTCCGTCTTTAAAGAAACCAGACAGATCTTTTAAAACCTGCTCTCTCTTTGCATCGGCTCTCTCATAAATTTGCGAATGCACGCGAAGTGAATTTTTATCCTCTTTATTAGTAATGAAAGACGATAGAACAACATTATAGTCTCCTATGACTTCTAGGGCTTCTTTGAAGATATCGAGGTGGATACGGTTCAGAAGCTTAAGGTAATCTAAAATGTTACCTTCAAATCCTTCTGGTACTTGAACAAGCACATCTTGAAAGTCCAGAAAGTTATGTGAGTATACCCTCTTAGAGATAACCTTAAAATCTCTTTGAGTTTGAACAGCTGTAATTTTTGGACCGTCGTAACTACCAAAGCTATCTGTAGCAAAACTGTCTACAGTATCTTTTAGTCTGTTACCTAGTTTAGGCAAAAATTCATTAATGCGAAACAGCGCATTATCAATAAAATTTGATTCCAATGAAATAACCTGAGCCATTTGTTCCAGGCCCATCACTGGAGTTTCTATGTTGAGATTCATGTAAGATCACCTTGTAAATTGAGCGCTAGAAAGCAAATATAAAAAACTAGCACGAGTTTCCATAGTATGTGGAGCGTAGGATCGCTTACAGACTAAGGAATAATTATGATTAAACAAGATTTTCAACCGGCTCCTAGTGTAAAGATTATGCTGAACATCGGTGCATGTTTAGATATACCTACAGGTTTCTATGTAAAAGGTAAACATGGAGAAAGTATTCTTCTAGGTGGATTAGGTGCTCTGACTGGGATTACCGGCCGTGGTAACATGTTTAAATCCACAATCATGCATTACATGATGCTATCAGCTGCTGATAGGTTGTTGTCTACAGCAGATACTTCTATGTCTACGTATGACACGGAAATTAATATCCATGAAGAACGTCTGCGTAGTCTGACATCTCAATTTGAATCTTTTAAAGATAAAGATATCATAGGTGACGGAACCTGGCTAATCACAGACCGTACTGTATATCATGGTAATGCTTGGTATGAGAAACTTAAGTCTTATCTAAAAGAACAAAAGAAACCTGGTGACAAAGACATCATGTATGAAACTCCATTTCTAGAACGGGATGGTAAGACTCTGATGCGCACTATCGTACCCACATTTTCTGAAGTAGATAGTTTTAGTCGTTTTGAAACTGAAGATGTGGCAAGAATGCAGGATGAAAATGAGTTAGGTGATTCTGGCGGCAATACTATCCATATGCGTCAAGGTTTGGCTAAGATGCGTTTCCTTATGGAGATACCTGGCTTGTCTGGAACACACAATCATTTTTTATTGTTGTCAGCTCACTTAGGTCAAGATACAGCTATAGCTTCTGGACCATATGCAGCCCCACCACCTAAGAAACTTCAACATATGAAGATGGGTGAAAAGATTAAAGGTGTTACAGATCAATTCTTTTTCTTGACTAATAATTTCTGGATGGCCAATGGTGTGTCTCCTATGGTTAATCAAGGAACTAAAGGACCTGAATACCCTAAATCTAGTGACAATAACGCAGCTGGTGATGTAGACCTTAATATGGTCAGTTTAAAGCAGCTAAGATCTAAATCAGGACCATCTGGAAACACCATAGAAGTTATTGTAAGTCAGACAGAAGGCGTGCTTCCCGGCATGACTGAATTTCACTACATTAAAGAATCGGGTCGTTTTGGTTTAAATGGATCTTTACAGAATTATGCTTTAGACCTCTATCCAGACTGTAAATTATCTAGAACTACCGTGCGTGGTAAACTAGATAAAGACGCTAAGCTTCGTAGAGCTATGAACATTACATCTGAGATGTGTCAGATCCAAGAATACTTTAAAGCACAATCAGAACTGTTTTGCACACCAGCAGAACTCTATAAAGATCTGAAAGAGCTAGGGTATGATTGGGATATTATTCTATCTCAAACACGCGGATGGTGGACTTTAAACAATGAGACTCATCCTCTTAAGTTTCTTAGTACCATGGATCTGCTTCGTATGCGTAAGGGTGAATACAAACCTTATTGGCTAAAATAACACAGCATGAGTAGCCATTAGGCTACTCATGTTTCCAATTGCTGAAATAAATAAAACTATCATGAGTCAAAATTACTTTAAACCACGAGAACAAGGTGAAGTCAACCTTGTAGCAGAAGTCCGTCAAATTCTTTTGGATCATGGCTTTGGACAAAAGATTGAAATCTACGATACAAACCGTATGGTGGCTGATGCAGCAGACAAATGTTCTGCCGTGCAACGTTTTCAATTGAATCGTTATTTCTCTATGCAACTTATCATGGCAGCTAGAGATTCTACAGAAGAACGTTTCTGTCTTATTCCTAACGGAGAAGTAGCAGATTGGCTAGCTTTGTTTAAAAGCAAGATCGTACCTTTTATGATCGAAGCTGATTTACCACGTCCTTTTTAAAGAGGTTTAGGATGACCAAACGTAAAGAAGCAGAAGCAGTCATAGTAACTTACATGGAAAAGATAGCTTCTAAATCAGGTAATGCTGAGATCTATCAATCTGTGTTTAGTAAAATGAATGATAAGCAGTTTGATGAGTTCATGAAGAACTTAGAATCAGGTAAAGCTTTCTTGGTTATCCAGCTGCCTAACTTTAAACACACGGGTGTTACTTTAGAAAAGAATCTAGCTATAGCTGATGAGTTAGACCATGAGTTCTTTCAAAGACTTTGGATAACTAATAAGAAAGACACTCCTGACCACATGATCCCTGTGGAATGTTTAGTTATGGACCTGCCTGTTCGTAGAGCTTCACAGCTTTTGATCAAGAAGATATCTGTACCTGATGATAGTAGAACTATAGATGCTCTCACTGGACAACCCACAGGTGAATCAAAAGGTGCTAAGCTTTCCTATCCGGAACTTCAAATCTGCGCTGCTATGGGTTTAGATAACTCCATGGTAGAACTTATGAAGTATCGCGGTGGTGATAATAAAGGTTTAATAGCCTTTAACTCTATGCTTAGCAGATATGGTCGAGTCAATCTTAAAAGTGTAGAACCTTATGCCTCTGGTGTAGAGTCTACTAAAAGTTTAAAAACATTCTTAACATCTATGATGTTGAAAAGTACTCTATAATGGATGTAATCCCTAAACAAACTATTTTTGTAGAACTAGATGCCTTGTTAGATACCAGAGCAGCTTGTATAGCTACTTTTGGTAAAGAGGCTGTAGAACAACATATCACAGCTAGTTACTATACGCGTTTAACAGATGCTTTTAGTTTACCTGGTTATGTTGATAAGTTTAGATCTAGGGATAAAGAGTTACTAAAAGATTCTATGATCACTCCTGTTTTTAACATGATCGTAGAGTTTGTCTCAGTTACTTTAAAAAACAATATTAATTCTCCACAGGTGTATAAGCCTTGTGTGATTGTAAATACATATCCCTACATTCTATCAGATGCTGAATGTTCTAAGATTGTAAACATACTTGTGCATAAGACTCAAGGAGAAGCTGATATCAATATAGTCACTATGGACTATGATGAATTGACTCCTTCTTATGTCAGACAAAATGTTTCTTTGATGGTTATGTACCATGCTATAGATTGGCTGGAAGCACAAGCTGATGCAGGTAGGTTTACCACACGAGCCTGTCCTGATGTCAGTATGTTGTGTCCAGCGTTAGGCAGAGGGTCTAAACCTCTGATAGATAAAGATCCATTTGAAGTAATGGAAACTGTATCTGCTCCTATTATAGGGTTAAAGTTTTTACCCATAGAATCTTTTTGCATGATTTACAATCCGTTCAAACAGCCGAAATAGTCCATACTACTCCATCAAGGAGTAGTATGGCTAGATCTTTATGTTGGCTTTACAAAAGTTTCATATGACAATGACTGACTGCCTTGATCAGTTTCACCAGGCACAATGTCTGACACCACATGGTCGTTAGAGATAACTGGTGTTTCTCTTTGACTGTCAGGCACTCTAGCTGTGGTCTTAGTAAGTATCTCAGAAAGACTCTTAGCTATACTCTCTTGTAGTCGTTGACCATTATCGTCTGATTTCAATTTGGCTTTACCGAGGATAGTCACATCCATAGTTTCCATAATTTTAATTAGAAAATAACGATCTTTAGGATTCTCAGGAAGAGCTCCATTTTTAGTAAGATCTTGGATCATCTTTTCTCTAAGAGAAAGACCTAGTTCCAATCGTCGTTTATCATCCAAATCAAGCAGGTCTTCTGAAGCCATTACAGCTCCTTTCTTTATTTAGTTAGGTAATATATACTTTAGCTGTACACTGTAAGCTTTTCTTTATGGGGTTTAAATGCTTATCATGAAAATTAAATCTTGGTTTCAAAAACCAAGAGAACCAACACAGCAAGAAAAAACCATTGAACTCATCCAATACCTGAAGTCTCAGGATTACGGGTTTGTCTATTCATCAGATTTATCAATGTTTAACCTATCAGTAGTCAAAAATAATATTTCTGAATACATAGGTTACCTTAGAAAAATCAATCATCAACTTTTAAATGAGGAAGAAATATATCCTAGGAACGTTAACCTTAAACGAAAGAATGTTAAACTACCTCTCTGGTATGTTTTAGATAACATCTTTATAGAACCTACTCAGTATACACTTTTGCTTCTCGATGAGGCAGAGTTATTTATACAAACTTATTATAAGCTTGATCTTAAGCTTGATCGTAATTATACCGAAGATCACAATCTGAGAATGGTTGGAAGTCTTTGCGGTGATTTATTAACTCTTTTGAAAGAGATAGAAAATGTCAACACTAAATCCATTTACTCTGGATCTCAATAGACAAATCAAAACAGGAAGCGTCAACAGCATGCTCACTCGTCTCTTTATAGAGATGCTGAAGACTATGAACGTAGACACTATGATGTACGAAAATCGTATCGATCAGTATATCACAAATGCTGGATTACCTAAGAACATAAAAGAACTGTCTTCGGTACGCGGTAACATCAAGAAGGAACTCTGTAAGCCTTCTATGTCGTGGAAAGTGTTTTTAAAATCTATGGTGTTCTTAGGTGTTAAAGAGTTTAAACTTTCTTTGCACTATAAGAATCCTTACAACGATATTCTGGAAAGCAATGAACAGGTATATGTTTTTGATTACAAAACTATCAACATGAAGTTGTTTGGCGGTACAGATCGTGACAAAGATGAAGTTGAAGAGACTAACGTTTTGCATTCTCTTTACCAAAAAATCCACCAATCCTTCATAGAGTGTGGAGTAACAGAACAGACCATGATCGAGAACTATGTTCAAAAGACCATGATCAATACTGAAGACCGCGATTTATCTTCTATCAAAGGAAGTATGAAAAAAGAAATTTCTCGAGGTAATATGACCTGGAGAGTTTTTATCAAGGGTCTATGCTTTCTAGGCATAGAGCATTATGTAATAGCTTTAGAAGTACTGAGGTTCGATCGAAAAGTATTTCGAGTAGGATTCCCAGTCTCTATGGCTGCTTCTGATATAGGGAACTCAGATGAGTGAAGATGTTAAATTAATTTTACAAGCAGTAGATGCTGCATGTTTTAAACATCTTGTTATAAACAAAGATAAACAAAACGACAGAACTTTAAACGATTTCTTTGAACTATGTTTAGGGTTTGAATCTTTCTATTCGTTTATGCCTACTAGACTAGATAACTTTTTTGATACAGTACATTCTAATATTGAGCTAAGAGATTTCATATTTGACATTGTTGAATCAATGACTTTTAAGTTACTTAGTTCAGATAACGATGTTAAACCATATCAAAAAGTTGTGAACACTATAGCTCAAACACTTTTGACAACCAAGAATAAAAACCAAATTGCTGGGGCTGCTTTTTTGTCAACCATTTCACTGGGTGACTCTGACGCCACCCAACTGGTTATTCTCCTTAAGAACAATCCTATTTTGGTTCTTTTTTATGTGGTGTCGCAAAACATCACAGAACTCACCACGTTTAACACTTTGTATCTCAAGGACCTCACTGAGGGTAAATAAATGGCACAAAAATCTTTGTACGACGAACTGCTTCGAGTTAAACAAGCTCGCATGAATAGCAACAATACTTCCGCACGTCAGGATGGCGGACATCGTAGAATGCACGATAATAACAATAAACGTAAATATCCTGCAAACCTGGATTTCATGAAACCCTATCGAGACGTAATGACTTTGTTAGAAGATGGTGTCGACCATATTAACATTTGGTCTAGCGCTACTACCGACATGGGTTCTGTATTGGATCATGCAGGTCCTTTGCCACTTAACCATTCTGTGTTTGGTTACTTTGATACCATGACTGCTTTCTGGTATTACATTCAAAGTGAAGAACGTGACGACCGAATTCGCGGCATGCAGCCTTTAGCTGCATATCGTTTTGGTAAGATGATGACTAGTCGCCGAGTAATTAACTTTCGCGCCATCATTGCCGATTCTAATTGGCAACGTATTAAGTCTAAACCACTTCTGATCAAGATGTTGGAACAATCTGATTTGCCTTTTGATGCCTACCGTGTCAATAATGAAACTGGATTGCGTACGCGTCCGCCTTTCTTTGGTTGGCTGCTTTGGTCTTTTGAAGAGATCCGTAAAGCTATCAAAGAAAATCGTGAACCTAACTTTAGTTCTTTGCTAGATCGTCGTAACAGCGACATCTATGAATTTGCTATCGTTCGTCCACAGAAGGTTTCTGTTAGCGAATCTGTTAAACCTGTAACACAACCTGTGGAAACACCTGTCGTTGCGTCTGCTGATATGAATGAAGAACAATCCATTCAGTTCCAACAAAGAGCCAGCGATGCTGATTACAACATCGATGATGGTGAAGTCGAAACTAATACGGATGCAACACCAGCCGTAACAGACGTTAAATAATTAAACAGGGCCTTAGGGCTCTGTTTTTTTTTGACGTTGTATCTTATAGTTAATAAACATAAGGATAGACCTATGTCCATACCGTCAAAACGTTTCACTGTGTCAGGTGAAGAAACAAATATGAGCGTGACGGCTATTGCAGATTTAAAAGATACTTTTATTCGCAATAACCCAAATGCTGAGATTACAGAGTTAAGTGAAGATCTAGAAAGCTTCATAGAAGACAGCATGGCTGAAGTTCCTTCTGAGTTTGATGCGGCTATAGATCAAGCTATACGTTCTACTAAAGATCTTATTGCTGATATTAAAGATGCTAATCTCTTAGATGTTAAAGAGATGGATAAAAGAATACAGAAGTTCTTTCCTAATGATCCTATAGCTAGATCAGTATTTACTCAACTTTCTGATAAATGTAAGAAAGAGCCTTTAAGCACAGATGGTTTAGGTAAGCCTTATAATCCTAGTGTAGCTTGTAACGGTAGAAAAACTAATACAAGAAACAATGATTGTAATGCTGGTAAGTATGGTGATATACTTAACAAACTAACAGGTGGTGCTTATGCATCTACTTATGAAGATCTGAATGAAAAGTTAAAGAAGATTATAGCACTGGCTTCATTTGGTTACAAAATGAATATGTGCGGTGTCTTTAATGCTGTTACATCCGATGCAGTAAGTAAGCCTATGCTCTCCAGGGCTTCTGCAGGCCTTTTAGGCATGTTAAGTAGAACGGGTAATACGTTGGGTGCCTTAGACGTGATAGGCGGTTCTGCAGGCCTTTCTCCTTTAAGAGAATTACCTGGCGCTATCCCTATGACCTTCTCTGCTTTTCAAATGCCCTTTGGTATGAAAGAGATAGACATGCCGGATATGTCTGATCGTGTTACAGGAGCTGCTGAAATTCTAGATTCTGAATTTTGTAAAAAAGGAACTGTGCTTAGCATATCTGAGTACGGTGATTTTAATCAAGAGTTATCAACTGTCATGGATACACGCAGAATGGCTTTAAGTATAGATGAAGATAGTTTAGGAACTATACCTGATTCCGATCATTTGTTTTTGAGTGCTGCTTATAGCGCTTTAGCATAAACACTAGATAGAGACCGTTAAGGTCTCTATCTAGTTTTACCCTTGTTGAATATTTGAACCACATATACTTTATCTGAGTTATCAACTAGTTTAATCCACTTACCGGTGGAACTATGTATATAGGAGACACTCATGAAAAACGGACTTATTATACGGTCAAATGGAATCAAAACTTGGTACGTTAATGATTTAAAGCACCGTGAGGACGGACCTGCTGAAGAATGGCCTAACGGTGATAAACATTGGTATCAGCATGGTAAAAAGTATCGCGCAGATGGACCGGCTATGGAAAATGCAAACGGACATAAAGTCTGGTATGTTAACGGACTTATTCACAAAGAAGATGGACCGGCCCTTATACTTGCAGACGGTAGAATGTCTTGGTATAAAAATGGTGTGCGTCATAAAGAAGACGGCCCTGCTACTATCTTTCCCAATGGTGATAAACATTGGTATAAAGATGGAAAGAAACACCGTGAGGACGGACCCGCTGTTGAACGTGCAGATGGTTACAAAGAATGGTTTATTAATGGTAAATTACATCGTGCGGATGGACCGGCTGTTGATTACTCTGATCGTGCAAAGTTTTGGTTTATCAACGGACAGCGTCATCGTGAGGACGGACCTGCTGTGGAACAAACAGATGGTCGTATAGCTTGGTATTTTAATAACCAGCGGCATCGGTTAGGCGGACCAGCTTTACAACGCGCTAACGGAGATCAGCTCTGGTATGTACATGGTAAGCTGCATCGGGAAGACGGACCTGCTGTAATATACGCCGACGGTAGCAGTGAATGGTATATTGACGGTGTTAAACAACCAACACCATCGATATACTATGCTTTTGGTCATAAAGCTTGGTTTCTTAACGATAAGTATCATCGAGAAGACGGTCCGGCTATAGAGCAACCTAATGGTTACAAAGCCTGATATAAAAATGGCGTATTGCATAGGTTGGGCGGACCAGCAGTCATAGAAGCGGACGGAACTGAAAATTGGTTTCATGACGGTAAAAAAATAGTAACTCGTCCAGAGTAGGATGAAGGTTGAATCGCAAAAAGTTTTAGAAGCCAGGCGTGAACTTCATGCCAGAGCTTTATTTGAATAAAAAATACTCCCAAGCCCTAACAAGGCCTGGGAGTATTTTTTTTCTATTGATTTCCTGAACTGTTAGTAGCTCCAGCTACCACGGAAGAATTAGCAACAACATTTTCAAGTACATTGCCTATCAATGTCCAAGATAAAGCTCCAGTTGTCATAGTGTCGTGAGTTATAGACGCCCATTCAGCAGGTGATGTTATTCTATTACCGATCAAAGCTAATTTAGCCAATCTTATCTTAGCCTTAGGCATAGCAAAGAATTGACTATAAAGATCCTGACCAGCTAATACAGCTAAATAATCAGTTAAGATATTATCATCATCTAAAGTCATTTCTACTTTATTACCAAACATCCCAGATGTAGTTAAAGGCATGTGCATTATAGAAGACAAATCCACAATGTTAAAACTTACATCTAAAGCTAAGGCATTTCCTTTTGTATTAAAAGGAAGATTAGAAGTACCACGAGTTATAGATAAAGATTCCATAATGCCTAGCTTGATTTGACATCTACCTCTGTCATACAGCTGACACAGCATAGGACTGCCGTAAGCAGATCTACCAGCAGCCATAGGCAAGGCACCAGCTAACAGCATACACAAAGGTATGTAGATATTCTGCATCTGCGACATTACGTTACCATACGGACTTATCAATTTGATTTTATAAGATCCACCTGGTAGCTTAGCATTTGAATTTTGCCAATGTTTAGGGATGTCTATATATCCAGCACTAGCTAAACCTTGTAAGAAATCAGACATGCCAAATGTAACACCACTAATAGCACCCATAGCTAAGTCTGTAGCAGCACCCATCACAGATCCAACAGCATTACTGAGGAAACCATCTGTTAACTTTCCATCAGCTAAAGAAAATCTGATATCTCTAATTTGAGAAGCAGTTCCATTTAGCTTTTGCGATAGTTCAGACTCAGTAGTTACGTTAGAGAAAGATTCAGACATAGAACCAGTACTATCTACTTTAAAGATAGCAAATTGAGAACCTTGTCTAAACTCAGCATCGAAGTATTCTGCAAACTTAGCATTTTTCTCTTCTACTTGCTGACCTGTTGTTTCATCTATACGTGGATCTAGTTCAGTTTGTCTGCTAGTTAACACTGTTGTATTTTGCTGTGCGGAGTTCTTAGAACCGGATGACTCACTTGAATAATAGCTAGCAGCTTTTAATTTACTGTTTACCCAATTAAATAAATTAGTAACAGCTCCTGCATTAACCATATCAGTTTTGAACGTATCGTTTCTTTTCATTAGGTAACCATAAAAAGAATCATAATCATCCGTTTGAGCTTTTTCATATTCTGCTTCAAAAACTCTATTAGCAGTTCTCTGAGCTTTAGACGCTATAGCAAATACGTCGATATAGTTAGCATCGTCTTCTGTAAGACCTGTAAAGAGATCAGGCATCAGACTGCGTATTTCTCTTAGATAATCTTGATCTAGAACAAAAGGTTGTCCGCCTAAGCGTTGATTAGAATCTTGTTTATCTCTGAGGATAGAAGGCATGATACCTCTATTGATAGCTACGCTATTTACAAGAATATTCACTGCTGACCAATACATGTGCATGGTAGGCTTAAGTGTGTAAAATTTAGTACTAGGTCTGCCAAATACAGCAGTAGTTACTTTACCTAAAAACACAGCTAGGGCGATCGGTGGGAATATGCTAGCACCAACAAACGTACCGGCGGCATCACCTAGGTTATAAAAGAAACCTAAACCCCTACCTGTCTTAGCTAACGTAGTCATGTTAGCATCGTAAGCTCGAGTAAAAAAGTTTAACAATCCATTAAACTGAGGAACCCCAAATCTTAAAAAGATAGTTTGGCTAGGGTCATCTATGGCTTCTGAGTAGTATCTACCCATGCCACAGTTTCTAATAGAACCCACAGTAGGTTGCCTGAACACGCTGATATCACGACCTTGTCTTATATCTGCATAAGGAGTAAAGCCAGGCCTGGCATTTATACCTATGTTATTACCTAGTTTAGTACTTGTATATTTAGCTGATGCTGAGGTATAATATCTATTAGCTCTATCAGCTTTAGCATAAAAACCTTGAAAAGCAGAATCAGATACCATAAAGGATTGAGAGACCCACGATTCATCTGGTATAGCAGATAGCTCATCATTAACTGTTTGCTCTGTTCTGAAAATACTTGTTCCGTCTTTATCTACTATTATGCTAGGATCTATGTTAACATTCTTTGCCACGTTTATTACCTTTTCGGAAAAAGATGGACAGGCCTTTTAAGCCTGTCCATCTATGTTTTAACTAGTTCTTCTTCTAAGGTCTAGGGCTGGATTAGGTAAACTTTCTTTTTTAGAAGCGTTAGGCATGCCATATGCTGGCGCATCTACTTCAGATTTAGATTTATCACCAGTCCCAGATTTATTAGATATAAGTCCATGTATTTTACTAAGAACATCCAACATTTGTTTTTGAACATTCAAAGACTCACCTAGATTATTATTCACAGTATTAAGATCCATATTGGTATTTTTACCAATGTCTACAACAGGTTGTGAAGTTGCTTGTAGATCAGGAGCTCTTTGTAAATCTGCAAAAGATTTTTTCTTAGGTACGTCTTCTTTATAGGCAACAGGTTGTATGTTGTTATCAGAACCGCCAGGTAAACTGACAGGTACATTTCCACTAGATGGAGTAGTTGTTACATTTTTACTATTGCTAGCAAGCATAGTTTTAACCTTACCACCAGCAGTTTGTACTTTCTTTTTAAATAGTTCGCGGATCTCCGCTATAGTTCTAGGTCTACGACCGTCATAGAAGATTTCTTTATTAGCAGAAGCTGCTTTAGGAAACATCTGTGACCCAGGTACGTTATCGTTAGCTGTCAGAAACTTAGTAGCTCCTTGAGCTCCTAGTACATGTGCTAGATATAGATCTAAATCATCAGGATTGTCTTTAACCTTACTCAGTATGTTCATACTGTTTTTGGTGTATTCAGCGGCTAATAAACTACTAGCTACTGGATCCATGGGACTAGCATCTGATGCAAGATTATGTTTTTTACCAAACTTCTGCAATTGTTCTTGCCAAGTATCTTTGGTAAATTGAAACAAACCTGATGCTGAGGATGTTCCGCTTCTAGCATTAGGATTCATGCTTGATTCTAATGTAGCAAAAGTTTTTAACAAGTTAGGATCTATTCCTACCTTTGCAGCTGCCTTTGCTATAATACTACCTATATCACCAGTTGCATTAGTACCGACACCAGTAACTTTACCATCTTCACTAGAGGTTATGTTACCCATGGCATCAGTATTTACATTCTTAGTGAGTATTTCTGATGTAGGTGCTTTTGCTGCTTTGATGGATCTTTCATTAACAGCAGTAGAACTACCGCCTGTAAAATTACCCATAGCGTCATAAGTACTACCAGCATCTGTACCTGTGCTATAATTGTCAGTATATTTAGTAGGTTTAGGAACAGCCATAGCTTTACTAGCTAAATCTACATCATTCTTACTGAGTTGATTATTAATAGTACCGCTAGCTGTTGCATCTAAAAGAGCTTTGGCCATGGTATAATCTCTGCCTTTGATACTCTTAGAATCCAAAGTGCCTAAACCACCACCACCTCTGCCTAATCCATACTCTATCAGTTTAGCTGCTGTGTTTGGATTATCTTTAGATTCTTGCAAAGACAACTGAACACCGGCTGGTTCAAAATGCCAAGGTTCTGATCCAACAGGACGTGTAAAGCCATATTTTTTCATCAGACCCATTTTATCTAGTTCGCCTAAGACACCTCTATCAGAGTCAAGAGCTAAACCAAATTCATGCATTGAGCTTCCAGGGGGAGCAGACTTGTTAGGATATTTTTTATGTATAGCAGCTTGTTGTTCAAAAGAACGGTGGCCGTCGTTAAGAGGAATAGTCTTACCTGTTAACTCACCATATTCTTGAGCCATAGCTAAAAGATTCTTACGCACTAACGGATGGATGTTTTGAATATCCACACCAGCTTTAAGACTTAGATATTGAGCACCTGAACTACCATCACGC